CTATAATGTCATCTTTCTTGACGAGTTCGCTTTCATCCCGAATCACATTGCTGATGACTTCTTTGCCTCTGTTTATCCTACTATTTCTTCTGGACAAAGCACAAAGGTCATCATAGTTTCAACGCCACGTGGTATGAATCATTTCTACCGTATGTGGCACGATGCTGAAAAAGGTAAAAATGAATATGTTCCAACGGATGTTCATTGGTCTGAAGTCCCCGGAAGAGATGAAGCGTGGAAAGAACAGACCATTGCCAACACTTCTGAGCAGCAGTTTAAGGTTGAGTTTGAGTGTGAGTTTTTAGGTTCGGTTAATACGCTCATCAATCCAGCGATTCTTAGAAATTTGATTTATGAGGATCCAATTCAAAAAAATGCTGGTCTTGACATATACGAAAAAGTACAAAAAGATCACAACTATCTGATGACAGTTGACGTTGCTCGTGGATTGGGTAATGACTATTCCGCATTCATCGTCGTCGATATCACAGAGTTTCCATATAAAATTGTAGCAAAGTATAGAAACAATGAAATTAAACCAATGTTGTTTCCAAACATAATCCAAGAAACTGCAAAGGGATATAATAACGCTTGGGTGTTGGTAGAGGTTAATGATATTGGAGAACAGGTAGCAAATATTCTTCATTATGACTTAGAATATGACAATATGCTTATGGCATCGATGAGAGGTCGTGCTGGTCAAATTATTGGACATGGTTTTTCTGGAAAGAAATCACAAATGGGTGTTAGAACAACAGCACAGGTTAAAAAACTTGGTTGTTCTAATTTAAAAACACTGATTGAAGATTATAAGTTACTGACTCTCGATTATGAAATAATATCAGAGTTAACTACATTTGCTCAGAGGCATAATTCATTCGAAGCAGAAGAAGGATGCAATGATGACTTAGCAATGTGCCTAGTTATTTTTGCTTGGTTAGTTGCACAGGAATATTTTAAAGAGATGACGGACAATGATGTTCGTAAGAGAATATATGAGGAGCAAAAAAATCAGATTGAGCAAGATATGGCACCATTTGGATTTTTGGACGATGGAATATCTGAAATGACCTCATTTACAGATGCTGATGGTGATAGATGGCACACAGATGAATATGGTGATCGCGCATATATGTGGGAATATTACTAATGGATTTAAATGACCAGTTAAAATTAGGTCACCTTTTACTTTATGAAAGAAAGTGTAGGATTTGTAGTATAAGTAAAAACTTAGTAGAAGATTTTTACAGGACAAGAAAAGATAGAGGACCTGTAGCATCTTCATATTCATACGAATGTAAAGAATGTACAAAAATTAGAGTCAAAAAAAGTTCGGATAAATGGGAATATCCTGATTGGTAGATATCACGTCAACATTCCCCATCAAAAATAGATATTTTAATAAATATTTCTAGTATAATTCTGGACCAAGGAGAACACCAAGATGCCTTTAAATTTAGCATCTCCTGGAATTGTAGTAAGAGAAGTTGATTTAACTATTGGAAGAGTTGATCCAGTTTCTGGTTCGATTGGAGCTATTGTTGCTCCATTCGCAAAGGGACCTGTAGATCTTCCTCAATTGATTGAGAATGAGGATGATCTCTTAGACACTTTCGGAAGACCATATTCAGTCGATAAGCACTATGAGCACTGGATGGTTGCCTCATCTTACCTTGCTTATGGTGGAGTATTAAGAGTTTCTAGAGCTGATGACCAATTGCTCAAGAATGCATTTGTCGGTGCAGCTTCGAGCATTAAAATTAAGAGCACTGAGCATTATGAGCAACTCGGATATGATGAAAATACAATCACTAATGTAACAGTCGCTGCCAAAAACCCAGGAACTTGGGCAAACGGTATTAAGGTTGCAATAATTGATGGTAGAGCAGACCAAATTCTCGATGCAACTGGAATTGGAACTGGAATCGCCGTAGGTTATGGTTTCACTGCAGCAGTTCCAGCAGGAACGGTTGTTGCAGGAGCAGGTACAACTTCACTGTTAACTGGATATTTCCAAGGCGTTATCACTGAAATTAATTCAAACAATTCAATTTCGGTCAAACTTGTTAAGCACGTTTCCGCTGGCGGAACTATTACTGATGTAGATTATCAGCAAAACGGTGTTTATGCTCTTCCAAATACTGGTAGCATTGGAATCCACACAGATTCAACTGGTTCTCTGAATAATCCACTCTTCACAAGAGCATACTCTGTTGAAAAGGATTGGTTTGAAAACCAAAATATCAATCTGACCGTTGGAAGAATTGAGTGGGACCAGATTGCAAACAGACCATCAACTTCTGAGTATGCTGCCGCTAGAAATGGTAGATTTGATGAAGTTCACGTTGTTGTCATCGACGATAAAGGAACAATCACTGGAAACGCAGGTTCTATCCTTGAGAAGCACCTGAATCTCTCCAAGGCAAAAGATGCTGAGTTCTCTGTAGGTTCACCTTCATACTGGAGAAAGTATCTTTACACCAATTCGGAGTACATCTTCGGTGGTTCTGCTCCAGTTGGAGTTACAACAGTTGCATTTAGCGACAATGGCGTTAGTCAGTTTGAACTCGATGCTGATGCTGGATGGGATCAAGATGCTGATGGCGTAAACTTCTCTGGTGCTGGCGCAGTAACAATGACACTCGCTGGTGGTTTAAACTACCAAGGAAAAACTGATCTCACTACTTCAGGTGCTCTGTATTCTGGATTAGATGATATCCAAACTGGATATGTTAAGTTTGAAAACACAGAAGAGTATGAAGTTGACTTCATTCTGATGGGTTCTGCAAACTACTCGAAAGAGCAGGCACAAGCACTTGCTAATAAGTGTATTGCTGTTGCAGAGGCAAGAAAGGATGCAGTTGCGTTCATCTCTCCATACAGAGGAGCATTCATCACTGACAACACAGTTGGAACTGTAACAATCGAAGATATTGATACAATTACCAATAATGTTGTTAGTTTCTATGCACCATTGACATCAACCACTTATGGAATCTTTGATAGTGGTTATAAGTATATGTACGACCGCTTCAATGATACCTTCCGCTATGTTCCTCTGAATGGAGACATTGCTGGAACTTGTGCAAGAACTGACATTCAACAGTTCCCTTGGTTCTCACCTGCTGGAACTTCAAGAGGTACAATTCTGAATGCGGTTAAACTTGCATACAATCCTGGTAAGAGACAGAGAGATGTTCTGTATTCCAACAGAATTAATCCTGTTATCTTCTCGCCAGGTGCTGGTATCATTCTTTTTGGAGATAAAACAGGATACGGTAAGTCTTCAGCATTCGATAGAATCAACGTTCGCCGTTTGTTCATCTATCTTGAGGATGCAATCTCTGCTGCTGCTAAGGACTTCCTGTTCGAATTCAACGATGAGATTACAAGAACAAACTTTGTAAACATTGTTGAACCATTCCTCCGTGATGTTCAATCAAAGAGAGGCATCTTCGATTATGTTGTTATTTGTGATGAAACAAACAACACTGCTGCCGTTATCGATAGCAATGAGTTTGTAGCGGACATCTTCATCAAACCTGCAAGATCGATTAACTTCATCGGTCTGACCTTCATTGCCACCAGAACTGGTGTTGCTTTTGAAGAAGTAATCGGTTCCGTTTAATTCAATTAGAGGTTAAAGCAAATGCCATCTAGACAACAGATCAATCCACCCCCACTCAGAAAGATTACTGACTTCAAGAGCAAGTTAACGGGTGGTGGCGCTCGCGCCAATCTCTTTGAAGTCGTACTCACTTTTCCCGATGCTGCACAACCCTCCACCGATGTTCTTGATAAGTCAAGATTTTTGGTGAAGGGTGCTAACCTGCCAGCATCTAACATTGCACAGATTGAAGTTCCTTTTAGAGGAAGAGTTCTGAAAATCGCAGGTGATAGAACCTTCGATTCCTGGACCGTTACAGTTCTCAACGATACCGACTTTGCTATTCGTTCTGCCTTTGAGCGTTGGATGAATACAATTAACAGAGTATCTGATAACACTGGTCTTACCAACCCAGCAGATTATCAAGCTGATGCTTATGTTTATCAGTTAGATCGCGACGGTTCAACTCTTCGTTCTTATCGTTTCTATGATGTGTTCCCAACACAAGTAGCACCTATTGAACTTTCTTATGATGCTCAAGGTATCCAAGAATTCACCGTTGAACTTCAAGTTCAGTGGTGGGAAGCAACCAAGGGTACTGGTGCAAATTCTGGTGGTGAAGACATCAACTAAATAGTAAGATAAAGGATACTTAGTTTATACTATGGCAAAACTTTTTGGTTTTTCTATTGACGATTCTCAAAATAAATCACCTTCAGTGATATCCCCCGTTCCTCAAACCAATGAGGACGGGGTTGATCATTATATTAGTAGTGGATTTTATGGTCAATATGTAGACATTGAAGGTGTTTATAAAACAGAGCATGATTTAATCAGAAGATATAGAGAAATGGCACTTCACCCAGAGTGTGATGGTGCCATTGAAGATGTTGTCAATGAAGCAATTGTTAGCGATTTATATGATTCTCCTGTTGAAATAGAATTATCAAACTTAGAGATTAGTGAATCTCTGAAGAGAAAAATAAGAGCAGAGTTCAAATATCTCAAAGAAATTTTAGATTTTGATAGGAAGGCACACGAAATTTTCCGTAACTGGTATATTGATGGAAGAGTATATTATTTAAAAGTTATCGATATGAAAGCCCCACAAGAGGGCATCAAAGAACTCAGATATATCGATCCTCTCAAGATGAAGTATATTCGTCAAGAGAAAAAAGATCCAAATAGCAGAAATGGTAATAGTCTTATAAGGTTGAATAGAGATACTGATTTGTATAATGGTCCAGAATTTGAAGAGTATTTCCAATATACCCCTTCACCCAACCAAGCAAATGGAATTGCGATTAGTCGTGGTTCTGCAAAAACAGTAAAAATTGCTAAAGATTCTGTCACTTATTGCACATCAGGTTTAGTAGATAGAAATAAGAATACAGTTCTTTCATATCTTCATAAGGCAATCAAGGCACTCAATCAACTGAGAATGATTGAAGATTCCTTGGTCATTTACCGTTTGTCAAGAGCACCAGAAAGAAGAATTTTCTACATCGATGTAGGAAATCTTCCAAAGGTAAAAGCGGAGCAATACCTAAAAGAGGTTATGTCTCGCTATAGAAATAAACTTGTATACAATGCACAAACTGGCGAAGTTCGTGATGACCGCAAGTTTATGAGTATGCTTGAGGACTTCTGGTTACCTCGTAGAGAAGGTGGTAGAGGAACTGAAATCACAACTCTTCCTGGTGGACAAAATCTTGGCGAGTTAACAGATATTGAATATTTCCAGAAAAAACTTTACAGAGCACTTGGAGTTCCAGAATCAAGAATTGCTTCCGATGGTGGATTTAATCTTGGTCGTTCATCAGAAATTTTGAGAGATGAACTCAAATTTGCTAAATTTGTTGGTCGTCTGAGAAAGAGATTTGCTCAGATGTTTAATGATATGCTGAGAACTCAACTAATTCTCAAGAATATCATTACACCAGAAGATTGGGAGATAATGAGAGATCATATTCAATATGATTTCTTATATGATAATCAATTTGCTGAACTCAAAGAAGCAGAGTTAACTCAAAATAGACTTGGCATTCTTGCAACTATCGAACCTTACATTGGAAAGTATTATTCCACAGAGTATGTAAGAAAGAGAGTTCTTCGTCAGAGTGATCAAGAAATCATTGAAATTGATATGCAGATTGAAGATGAGATTCAAAAAGGAATCATCCCCGATCCATCAACTATCGATCCAATAACTGGTCAACCATTGCCACAACCAGTTGATGCAGGAATGCAGCAAGGAGAAGGTAGTGGAATGCAAGGAATGGGTGCAGATGTAATGGGAATGGGAGAAGTTCCACAAGAACCAGATATTGATTCACAAGCAGCTCAAGTAGATGCTCAGTATCAAAAGGACACCAAAAAAGCCGAGTTATAAATATAGTATAACAATATATTGATTTTTTATGGACGATGTTATCGATTTGATCGCTACGGGTGCTAGTCCATCCGCTGTTAGCGATAAAATGAAAGAAGTTCTGTACGCAAAAGCAGCAGAGCGCATTGACATTGCCAGACCTTATGTTGCTAATGCAATGTTCGGTCAGGAGTTTGAGTATCCAACCGAAGATGAGACTGAGGTTGATACAGAAAATGAAGTTGTCGATGAATACGAAACAGAATCAGAAGAGGAATCTGAATAATGTCACGCACTTTATTGGTTGGAACTGGAACAGAGGTTGCATTAAATACTGCAACTACATTAGATAATGCAACTGTTGTCAGAGTTTGGAATAGTGATGCTAGCAATACTCACACGGTTAGTGTTGCGAAAAGCACTACTACCGGATATGCAAGCACTGCAACAGTATCTATGCCTGCAGGCAGAATTGAATTTTTTGAAAAAGGTCCTACCGATCAGATTTCGGCATCAAGCTCAACAATAAAAGGTTTTAAAGTAGGTTTTACCAATTAAGAAAATGAAACTTATCACCGAAGAAGTAACAAACGTAAAAATTATCACCGAAGGTACAGGTTCTAACAAGAAACTTTACATCGAAGGCGTATTCCTTCAAGGTGAAATCAAGAACCGCAATGGGAGAATGTATCCTATTGACACCCTTTGCCGCGAAGTAACTCGTTATAACGAAAATTTCGTACAAAAAGGTCGTGCTCTTGGTGAACTTGGTCATCCAGACGGTCCTACCGTAAACCTTGATCGCGTTTCTCATAAGATTACCTCCCTTGTTCAAGAAGGTAATAACTTTAGAGGAAAAGCATGTATTCTCAATACTCCTATGGGGAAGATTGCATCTTCTCTGTTGGATGAAGGTGTAATGCTTGGCGTTTCTTCTCGCGGTGTTGGTTCATTAAGAACCACAAGTGAAGGACATAAAATTGTTGGTGAAGATTTTATGCTTGCAACTGCAGCAGATATCGTTGCAGATCCTTCTGCTCCTGATGCTTTTGTTTCGGGAATTATGGAAGGAAAAGAGTGGATTTGGGATGGAGGAATCCTCCGCGAACAACTCGCTCAAAAGACATATAAGAGAATTAACACTCTTGTCGATGAAAAAAGATTAGAAGAGCACAAGTTGAATTTATTCAACGAATTCCTTTCAAATCTTTGATTTATAAATAAATAAAGATTAATACATTTTTAATCAAATAAACACAAATGTCCGTTGGTAGCAATTTACAAGAAATGGAAAACGTAGTAACCAAAGGGGCTGCACCTGCTGAGCCAATGCCTTCGGCTGGTATTCCAGTTGAAGATCTCGGCGGTCCTACTCCCGA